ATACCACCTTCGAGCCAATGTTCGGCGAAAACCACCCCGCCCATCGCATGGTGAAGATTGCCCTCGATGGACTGGTAGACTACCCGGATAATAAAATCGCATACTGCGCTGGATTCCGAGGCGACCATGCGGTCTGTGTGTTCTCCTACGATGGCAAACGGTTTGGGCAGTTTGAACTGAAATTGAAGGGGGAATGATGGACGCGCCAACTATCATAACGAACAACCACGAACGCTATTTCAAATGTGGGTACGAAGTACCACAGTCCGTCCTGGACTGGCATGACTGGCTCGACGAAGGAGCAAAACGCGATGGGTGGATTTGCTACCGTGGGCACTGGTCACACATCTCTGACTACCTCGCAACGGATAACCCATATCATATGCCAAACGCACCGGAATGGTTGACGGAGTGGGACGCATACAAGTCAGACGGATTTACGTCTGGAGTAGTCATCAGAGTAAGTGACGACGGAGAAACATATCGGATTGGAACATACTGCTAGGAGGGAATGATGGGAATTTTAGCGACAAAGACAGAACGATTCGACCCTTACGAACGGATGCCAGTGTACACTGTGAGACTGTGGTGTCCAGAAACTAAACAAGGACACGGGATTCAAATACCGTCTTGGCTCTACGCCAATGCGGAGCAGGTAGCCAACGAGATACACCAACTAGCCTGTAAATATCGGGACTGGGAATACTCAAAACTAGTGGGCTTCCTACTTAAACATCCAGACTTGGGGGAATGATGCGAAACCGAAACTGTAGAATCGAATATGCCAAGGGGTTGAAATAATGAACTATACATTCGGAATCAACAAAGCATACCAACAATGGTATGCACTACTGGACCAACTAGCAGACCTCAACGCGGATGCGGTCTATGGCGATATGAATCGCCGTAGACTTCGCAAGGCGCAAGCCTTGACGAAAGAAATGAATTGGCTGTACTCCTACATCTGGCGTACGGATGGGCAGTTTGCTCGAAGTGTAGACATGGGAACGGACATGTTCCTCCGTACTCAAGCGATTGGGGAATACATGATGGAACACTCCTCGGAGTTCATCCGAGACTGGCTGATTGAATAAAATAAAATAAATCTCTTGACTAAGTTTTCGTGAACAACTAAAACGTTAGACATAGACAGAACAAAAACTAAACCGAAACCTAACCAAACGAGAAAAAAATGCTACGTGAAATGGACTACAAAAACATAGAAGGCATGGCGATGGGACGCGCCAAGTTCAAAGCAACCATGGCGCGAATGACCGGCACCAAAAAAACACCTAACGGGCTGGTATTGTACAAGGGACCATCCGCATTGGACCCTGACGTAGACATCGTGGCGATTGTTACAGGACTCGTCGAGCCTACGAGGAATCCAAAGATAGGCGACATGTTGCAAGTCTGGATTCTACGTGAGGACATGGCACCCAACGTAGCATCAAAGACAGGTCAAGACGTGGCGATATGTGGAGACTGTCCACATCGTAGAAGTCAAGGGGGCTCCTGCTACGTTGACC